TCCAACCTCAAAAGTAATATCTGTGCCGTCTCCTGAAATTGTTTCTTCAGCAGCCCCCAACATAATTTTTTTACCTGAGGCCATAAGTAATGCGGAAACATCTCCATCAAATCTAGCAACTTCAGTTGAAGAGCCTCCATCATTTACTTTAAATATTATATCTTTATCTGATGTTGCAGATTCAATAATAAAATCAGTTGAACTATTTGTAAAAGTAGCAATGGATGTTCCCGCATCTTTAAAAATTATATCTGCACCATCTGCATCTAATATAATATCTGCCTCTGCATCAAGTGTTATGCTACCTGATGATAAAGAATCTATCTCAGCTATTTTTGGAGTAGTTAAAGTTTTATTTGTTAAAGTTTGTGTTGCAACAAGGGATACTAAAGTTGAGTTAGCACCATCTGGTAATAACATTTCATTTGTTACCCCTGCTGAGTGAGGTTGAGCTTTTAATATTTGACCATGTGAATTAGATTCACAATTAAATTGTATTGCACCTGAATTTGAATTACCAACAATAGTTACATGTCCTGTTCCTTTCGCTAATAAATTTAAATCTATATTAGAATCTCCACCTGTTGCTGATAATTGTGGTGGATTACCAGTTGCAGCATTTGTTACATCAAACTGATTGACTGCTGAACTAGTTGTTTGAAATATAATTTGTTCGTTACCGTTTTCATCAGCAATAAAATGTGCATCATCAATTAAAATATTTGCAGAGTTAGTGTCTAAATCACCGCCTAATTGCGGAGATGTATCCTCTACAATATTTGATATGGCACCAGATGTAGCAAGTCCTGATACCACCGTTGATCTTGCAATTTTTTTAAGTCCGCCACCTGAAGTATCAACTGCTAAAAATACATCATCATTAGCAACTGTAGATATTTCTGATAGTGAACCTACTGCTATTGAATTAAAATTTGTGCCATCTGCAATTAATAAATTACCTGCAGTATTTGTGCCCATAGTAATATCATCACCAGCAACTGTAAGATCTCCTGTAATACTTAAATTTCTAAATCCAGATATATCTTTATTTGAATCCACTATAACTGCTAAAGATGCAGATACAGTTCCTGCAGTAATACCATCTAATAAATTTAATTCTGCTGCTGTTGAAGTAACGCCATCTAAAATATTTAATTCTGCTGCCGTTGAAGTAACACCATCTAAAATATTTAATTCTGCTGCTGTTGAAGTAACGCCATCTAAAATATTTAATTCTGCTGCAGTTGAAGTGACCGCTGTGCTTCCTAAAGTTAAACCACCATCAGGTATGACCACACTACTTCCTGACAAAGCAGTAAATGTATTTGCTGTGAACCTAAAATCGTCTGCTCCAGCAATTGCAATATCTATTTGATCATCTGTATCTGCTGTAATTGTTGTATCAGCATCAGCATCTAATGTTAATACTTCACCATTTAGATCATGTGCTCCAACGCTTCCACCCGCATCTACTATGTTAGTTCCATCTGAAAATACTAATCTAGTTCCTTTATCAGATGCACCAAAAGTTATACCAGTGCCTGATGCAGTTTTAAATTGAACAGTGTGTGCGCCGCTTGTGCCATTTACTACAATATAAACTTTTTCAATTGAATCAGGAACAGTTACAATTTGATTACCTGTAATTGTTCCTGTTAATTTTATAACTGCATGTCTTGCAACAGATGTTGATTCAGTTGTGTCACCATCTTGAATTGTTAATTGAGTTGTTTGTGCACCGCCAGCAATAGATTTTTCCACATAACCAGCGATTGCTTTTTCTACAATTTGTAAGTTGGTATTAGTTTTATCACCCCATGTACCGGCATTTTCGCCGGTTGCCATTAGTTCAATACCTAGATCTGAAAATGTTGATGCCATAATTTAATCCTTAAGGTGTTGGTGAGTTGACTGGGATTCTGACTGTGCCATCTGTATAGTCATCTCTTCGTCTTCTACCTATTTGTTCTCCTCCAAATTTTTGTACCTCTTGTTGATATTTATTTTCATATAATTGCAGCATGTCAGCTGGACCTTTTAAGAAACCATAGGTTTCTGCTAGGCAACAATATAGCAGACCATTTGGAAAATTTAAACTAATATAATTAGTATCATTGTTTTCCAATAAAGCTGGTATTGCATTATAGTGTATTTTATATGCGAATGTATCACTCGGCGTTGGTGATACAATAATAGATCCAGAGTTTGATGAGCTTTCTCCAGTTGCTCCTGTGTCTAGCATTGCATAATATTTTGGTGTTCCAGTAGATGTTGTTGCTGAAATATATTCTTCTAAAAATGTAATATCTCTTTTTTCTAAATATACATTAGCGCCAGTAAAAGTAGATCCAGTTGCAGTATAAACTTGCACTGCTCTAACAAAAACAGCTCCTGCTGGCACAAGAACAGTTCCTGTTCCGGCTGTAAAATTACCTGTAGATATTTTTCTATCTGCATCTATTGGTACATCTCTAAAAATTCTATATTGTGCATTTAAAATAATGTTTTCTAATACACTGTCTGATAATACGGTAGAGTCTACTTCTGTATAACTTCTTATCTGTGTTTTTAATCCTGATGCACTTAATCCTGCCATTATGCTGATAGACTAACTGGTCCTGCAGACACAGTTGGTCCTCCTCCTTTTTCTGTTACACTTGGAGTTGCCCCTAAACTAAAAGTGTATTTATCTGTTGTTGTAACTGTTATACTAAATCCTGAAGCATTTTCAAATGTAGATGCAGACACTCCTCCAGGGCTTCCTCTAACATTTCTAAATCTTACGGTATCGCTTGAACTTCTTCCATGATTTATTTCTGTTACTATAATTGTTTGAGAGCTTGCAGTGATAGAGAAAGGATTATTCCCTAACATGGCAGCAACCTCATTTTCTGTTCTTGCAGGTCTTGCATCTCTTAAACCTTGAGAATCACCCGCTCTTGATCTTAATTCTAACTGTGGATGTTTTTCTTCATACTCAGATTTATGTACAAAATGACCATTCCACTCTTTAACCATCTCATTATATGGAAACTCCATTCCTGATCTATCTGATATTGCTTTTGCGTGTTTTCCTCTTGTAAATGCCATTATACTCCTGGATAATAAGTTTTAGGTGTTATTATTGTACTAGAAGAAGATCCATCTTCTGCTAGTGCTCTCGCTAATTCATCTTCATAATATAGTTTCATAGGTTGTATTCTATCTGGTGCATATTTTTGTGCTAGATAGAATGCTAAACCTGAAACCATACACGGTACAAATCTGTATGGTATATCTGTTGCATCAGTATATGTAGAGTCAACATCTTGTATTCTTTTTACAAAAAAAATGTGCATGTCTTTTGATGCAGCTGTTGAGTCTGGACAAGGATAAACAGTAACAGTTGTTTTATCAATAAATCTTTGTACAAAATATTGTGACGGTGTGCCTTTAGATAATTTTCCAGACAAACTAGAATATGTTGATCTATCAATCTTTGTCATCGCTGCATCAGATTGAGTAGTTTGAGTTCTATTTTGTCTAAATGTTGCCTCCAATATATCTGCTATTCCAAAAGTGCTAGATCCACTAGTTCCTCCAACAGTAACTGAAGAGGTTCCATCAGCACTAGATCTAAAAAAAGTATACTCTGCCTGACCCTCAATAAGATCTATATTTGTATCTCCAACTTCCCAATAGTGTAAACCTCTGTTACCCCATTCTTGAAATAGAATATTAAGAGATCTTCTTGCTGATTTTAATTGATATCCAGAAGTTACTTGTGAACCGATACGCTCGTATGCCTCTGCAATAATTTCATCAACTGCAAAGTTTTTGTCAAAAGTAACTGTGCCGGAAGTTGTGTTGGCCATTCGTTACTCCTAATAAATTTTTTGAAATTCTGCTATAACCGTATACATGTTACCAGAATCAGCGGCACCTGGTACAACAAAGTTAACATCACTTTGGTTACTGTTACTAGATTTATCTGCTGGTATTCCACCAAATTCTCTAAAGTCCCAATATCCTGCGCCTGTTAATCCTATAATAGGTATATCTCCGTCAGAGTCTTCTTCATCTAATCTTGCAAAAGAGTCTCCTCCATCGCCACCTTGACATGAATACCAAACTCTAAGTAGTCCTAAATGTGCTACTGCAGTTCCATCTTCTCTAGCATCTAACGCAGAGACGTCTCCAAAAACTGTAGTGCTACCTGTTCCGTCTGATTGGTTTACTATTTTAATAACAACTCTCTTATCGTTTTGTTGTAAGATAGTTGGTCCTGTTACTGTGTCTGCCATGTTTCCC